GCAGTTTGTTCAAAGTGCCTTAAGAATCCGCATTTCCGGCCGGGGGGGTCTGCCGAGCCCCCCCCGGAGGCGACCCAGAGCAGCTCACTGCCCAACAAGAGCTGTTCAGGCTCGGCCAGTACAACTTTCAAGACGGAGGTGAATTCACCTGCAGGCTCAAACGCTGCGGTGGTTCCTTCGCCAGATCCTGCAACCCTGAAAAAGCTGCAAAGCCTAATGACCGAGCTGTCAAGGCTGTTGCCGAAACAACCCTCCGAGGGTTAGATCAATGGGTTTGGCCTGACAAGACCAGTCAGGCCGTGCGGGATTCTCTCCACTACCAGTCATCAAACGTTTTAGAAGGCAAGGAGCCCAGTGAGGCTATCAAGCAAAAACTGATCGCTCAAGTCCTTAAACGTTACCCTCTAACCACCGCCCCCTTGGGGTTTACCCCGGACGGTGAGATTAACGAGGTGGTGATGCGTGGTGTGATTGAGACTTTGCTCGTTACGCGTGTCAAGAAGACAGCGCAACCTGGATTCCCATTAGAATTGGTTGCGGCCTCAAACGATGAGATATTAATGTACCATCGACAGCGCGTTGTGAATATGACCATGGAGCGGATCAAACTCCTTGCGAACATGCCCCCAAACCTTACTGCTAGGCAGATGGTTGAACAGGGGTTCTGCGATCCGGTAAAATTGTTCGTGAAATCAGAACCACACAAAAAGAGTAAAGCAGAACAAAAGCGTTGGAGACTCATATGCTCCGTGAGCCTCGTTGATCAACTAGTTGAGCGTGTCCTGTGTCGTGAACAGAATGATGCAGAGATTATCGCTTGGACCCATGTGCCCTCAGCTCCCGGTTTTGGACTGGCAGTAGATAGGGACCTGAAAGTCTTTTGGGATCGAATCCATAGATTGGCAGGCAATGATTTGCGGAACGTCGCCCAGAATGATATGTCTGGGTGGGATTGGTCCGTAAAGCAGTGGGAGTTGAATCTCGACGCAGAGTGCAGACTGGCCTTGATGCGTGCCAAGGAGGGGTCAACGCTATCAAAAGTGATGAGAAACCGAGTATTGTGCCTCGGTCTCTCCGTTTTTGTCACACCAGATTACGAATTTCTGGCCCAGACAGTTCCTGGGATTCAGAAGTCAGGTAGCTACAATACGTCAAGTACTAATAGTAGAGTACGTGTGATGGTAGCCTGGTTGTGTGGCGCAGGGTGGGCTATTGCCATGGGAGATGAATG